TTCATAAAATCACTTACATAGTGATCACCTAATTCTAAAATCTTCTTCATTTCAATCCCTCGTTGATGTATGACTTTGTTTCTACAATATCACTATTGTAAAGTTTATTGATATCTAATTTGTATTGGCAACGGTCTTTGTTACCTTGGTGAACATCGGTTACCAACTTGATAAACTCGCTATCATATGGCTTCAAATCTGTGCCATAGGTGCGCACAACATCTTCATGACGCCAAATCATATGATTTACTGCCTTGAGATTCTTGACAACATCATCAACTGGCTCACTTGGTGCTTCAAGTTCATCAATAATCTTCATAAGTTCTGCTAATTCTTTATTAACATACTCAATCTTAATGCGATTGGTTTCATTGTCAACCTTACTATATTCTTCTAACTTGATGTTAAGAATAGTAATCTTGTCCCACAAATCGCCAACACTAATTGGTGCAAATACTAACTGTCCCATGTTCAGCCCTTCTTTGCCAAGTTGTAATCGGTTTCGCACATGTCGTTAACAAGGTCTTGTAGTGTATATTCTGGCTTCCAACCAAGAACTTCACGAACCTTGGTAGCATCACCTTGAATGTTGACGACATCAACTGGTCGATAAAATTCTGGGTTTACACGAATCATAACATCACCAGTTACACTATTACGAGCAACTTCATTAACGCCAGTTCCTTCCCAAACCAACTTGATACCAAAGTATTCAGCGGTTGAGTTACAGAAGTCACGGATACTGCTTTGAACACCTGTTGCAACAACATAATCATCTGGAGTATCATGCTGCAACATCATCCACATTGCACGAACATAATCCTTGGCATGACCCCAATCACGTAGACTGTCCATGTTACCAAGTTCCAATACCTTTTGCTTACCCAATACCATATTGGCAAATGCTTTAGTAATCTTACGGGTAACAAAAAGTTCACCACGACGAGGAGACTCATGATTGAATAGCAAACCATTACAACCAAAAATCTTATAACTTTCACGATAGTTAACCGTAATCCAGTAAGCATAAAGTTTAGCGGCACTATAAGGAGAACCAGGATAGAATGGCGTATCTTCTTTTTGTGGGTTAAACTTCTGGATACCAAACATTTCACTGGTTGATGCCTGATAGAACTTGGTTTTGTTAGTAAGTTTAAGACTACGAATGCTATCTAGGATACGTAGCGGTCCTAACGCATTTGTGTCACCAGTTAATTCTGGCATATCAAATGATACTTTAACATGGCTTTGTGCAGCGAGATTATAAATCTCATCTGGTTCTACCTTGTCAATAAGATTGCGGATGCTATTTGAGTCACTTAAATCACCATTGTGAAATGTTACTTGATCCTTAACATCTTGAATATTTGGGTGGTCAAAGTTTGCGCTACGGCGAATAAGACCATGAACTTGATAACCTTTGTTAAGCAGAAGTTCTGCTAGATAACTGCCGTCTTGACCAGCAATGCCTGTAATAAGTGCTTTCTTCATTTTGTCCTCGTTGATATCTTGTATATATTATTGATTATATGCGGATATAAATTTATGCAACAGCAAAATCTTCCATGCCCGCTGTCTTAAGTCGGACCATGTGACCCAACATAAAATTCTTACTTTCAAGTGCTTTCATGATGCCTAACCAACGGTTACGTAGTAGTGCAACTTCGTTGATAATGGTTTCATAATCGATAACTTCTTCTTCACCATCTACATATTTTTCAGCATCACGACTTGTTAATGCACGAGCATAATGTTCAAGATATTTCTGAAAATGCTTTCTACGTATTTTACGTAATTGGATATTAAGAAAATTAAGCACTGCTTCCATTTCTTGCAATTGATTAAAACGATATGCAGTAATACCAGGTAGCGCACTCATATTTTTTTCTACAATACCTGATATGTTAATATCACGTTTTGCCTGTTCAAGTTCAGTTTCATAAAAGGCTATGAAATCTGGAATTGCACCTATATCTTGGCTTACTCTGGTATACCAACTACTCATTCGTCATCAATATCTTCGTCAGATTCCTCTAAATCAACATGTTCAGCAATTGCAGCTTGCATAATACGATCAATGGCTAGTTCTTGTAAATCATTATCAGTAATACCCAAATCAACTAATTCGTTGACAACATGGTCTGCTGCAATTTGACGGTCTTTAACAGGTATATATTCCCTAACTGTTTGCCAAAATTGTACAAGTAATTCGCTTGTATCACTCATCTTCTACTTCTTCCTTTTTAGTCACGGGAGTATGTTGTTTATACTCACTCATAATTATATCAAGTTGTTCGTTATTAAAATTCTTTCTAAACTCCTTGATAATTTCTCCTGTTACAGGACTTGTATAAGCAAGACGATTGCCATCCTTAACCAAAATTCCTTCATCTTCAAACATTTCAATGAGACCACTGTAAGGACTCATACCAGTTTCATATGGAATTTTAACCTGAACACTTTCAAATGGTTTTGCATACCGTGTCTTCATGATCTTACATGCAGCACGAATACCGTTTACTTCGGATGTCTTATTGCCATCTTCATCTTCTTTTAACTTCAACTTACGCATAGCAACTACGATAGAAGAAGCATAGATAAAGCCTTGTCCACCACTTATCTTGTCATCTGGATCAAACATATCTTGCGATGCATAAGTGTGGTTAGTTGCAACCATACCAATATTATAAGAGCCAAACATATTGACACAGTTACGAACAAGCGCAGTCAAAGCCTTTGGTTTACGTCCCATATCACCTTTTAAATCACCTGCTTCAAACTGGTTGATATCAGTTGGTGTAAGCAACATGCCAAGTGAATCAAGGACAAAAAGAACCTTTGGACGTGATTCTTCTGGCATTGCCTTATAATGGTCCATAAAATTAGTAATAGTTTTAGCAACATCATCAATCATTGCCATGTTAAGTTTAAGAAGATGGTCTTCATCGGTTCTTACACCGAGTGCCTTTAACCAATCTTCGTCAAGTGCATTTTCGGTGTCAATAAGGATAACATAAATGCCTTGATCTTGTGCGTTTTTAACAACGTTTCCGCTGCAAATATAACTCTTGCCTGCACCACTTTCGCCAGCAAATACAGTTACTTTTCCAAGAGGAATACCTTTATTAAAGTCACCGCTGATACGATAGTTTAAAGTATAATTTCCAGTTGAAACCCAATCAGTTGGGTCATTGTAACCAACACTCATGCCTGGAATTGCTTTGGTCAGGTCTTTACGAAATTTTGATATGTCAAATGGTTTAGCCATGATTATGCCTTTGTTGAAATATAATACGAAAAGTGGGCAGACTTGTCAATAAATCTGCCCACATTTATTGTTATTATTCTGCTGTCTTACGATTGCGAATCATGCTGAGAATTTCAGCGGCACGTTGATTGCTATCACCTTTTGGTGCAGTGCTAACTGGAGTAGATGCTACTTGAGAATCTTCATCCCATGGCGCATCTTCCTTAACAACTGCAACCTGTGGACGAGCGGCAGGTGCACTACGAGCAACTGGAGTGGAATCTTCTGCATCAGCAGCATCACCACGCAAGCCAGCAGGCTTGTAATACTGACCCCAACGATTTTCATCGTAGGTAGCACCGTCTACAGATGCCTCAAACATCTCCTTGATGATCTTGAGTTCTGCGTCACCAGGTTTCTTTGGAAGGAAACTCTTCAAATCAAACAGTCCAAATGCATCAATTGCTGCATTTTCTGCTTGAGTTAAGGCACTTTCCTTACGTGCCCACTTGCTGGTAGCATAATCTGCATACTGACCCTTGCTAGTTTTAGTGATACTGAAATCCAAACCACGTAAAAAATCTGTTGGAATTTCTTCGATATCAGGGTCTTTCAATGCAGCAATGATCAACGGATATATGCTTGGGCTAATAACGAACCTACGAATTGGATTTTCGGGTACGCTGTCTTCTGCAAGTGGATTGTCACGGACAAATCCTTGGAAGATATAAGAACGCTTCTTCCAATACTTACGACCCATTTCTTCAAGACTCTTGTCCTTGAACCAAGTACGAACTTCTGTGAGAATTGGGCATGTTTCATTCCACATTTCAACGCATGGAACTTGAACAACAACAGGCTTGCTGTTCATCTGACCCTTAACGCCTGCAAAAGGCAAGCGGATCATTGCACGTTCAACCCAGAAAAAATCATTCTTGGTATCACCATCAGGCAAGAACCTGATACGTGCTGTTGAATTTTCTGGAATATCCCAATGTGGGTAGATTGCGTTATCACGACCGCCGCCGTTATTTCCGCTGCTGCGGGTTTCTTGTTGTGCGAGTTTCGCACGGATTTCTGCCAATGAAGCCATAATGATTTCCTTTCTGTGCCATATGTGCCATATACAATAGAATTATTTCTACTGCATATATCTATTTATACACCAACGAAGAAAGGTTTGCAATATATTTCTTATATATTTTTAAAAAATTTCGCCTAATCCTAAAATTTCTTGAATATAAGAATAGTATGGTTTATCCATTATAAATGTCCAGTTATCTATGTTTTCAATCCAGTTTGTTGGAGGATTTGCTTTATCCAAATATTTTGGCAAGATTTCCATGTCATTAATAACAATTTTTATGATTTCAATTGCACCATCGCCTGATATGTTTTTAAAACTAAAGTTTATTAAATCTGTTAAATCAAAAAAAACTTTATCTGTATTATTATTCATTAATTTATCATTAATATAAAATTCAAAATTCACTGTTCTGTAAATTTTGAGTTCATAATTGATCACCAGTTTTTTATTGGTATCAATATCCATAATTTGTGAGAAACGTTGTATATCTTGGTGCATAATCTGTTATCTTATTGTGTCTTAAACTTTCAAAATTTTTAATAAATTTAACTAGTTTATATCTTTCTTGTTCTACATTTTCTGGGATTGTATAATTTTTAATAAAATCAAAATATTCAATAATGTTATTACCTATAGTTTGTTTAGTATATTGTTTACTTCTAATGTTTATAGAATCATCTGATTTAACAAAGTTATATTTGTTTATGATTGTACTGATTTTTTCAATAATTTCACTTCGTATATCATCTGGCAATAACTCCATTCTTAACATACTTGGAAATTTTAAAATATTACAACTTTCAGCAGTAATATTATTTTCAATCATATATTCTGCTAACAAATCTAATTCATAGATTGTAAAAATATTTGGTGTAATTCGTAAACTTATAAACAATTTTTCACTATCTAACTCTTTGTATTTCTTTAAATTTTCTAAAATTTGTTCAATATTGCTTGGATATCTTACATAATCATTTAAGTGTGTTACTGTTTCTATACTAATACCTAAATGAAATTGTTTAAATGTGTTTATATATTTTTTAATTTTATCATTGTAGATAGTGGCATTAGTAGTTGTTCCTATAATAGTTTCACTTGCCAGATTATTTTCAATTAGTGCATCACATATTTTATAAAAAGATTTCATATAAAAAGTTTCGCCACCAATGAAATGAATATATTTTACTTTTGGTAAAGATTTTAATTCATCTATAAAATTATTAACTAAATTTTCATCATTTGTCCAAGAATTGCTTATTGATGGTTCTAAAAATAATTCTGAACTTTGACTTAATATTTTATAATCTTGAGTTAATTTACTACTATATTGTGGATCACACATTATACAAGCACTATTGCAAGTATTTCCTAAATCTATTTGAAAATCATTTGGAAAGTAATTAGATTCTCCATTATTTTTTAAACTATGTTTAAAAAAATCATAATGTGGACTTGCACGAACTTTAAGTTCAAATTCATCGTCTGTTATTCCACTTTTAAGTAGTTGTTTTTTTCTACCACTTAATTTGCCAAATTTATCCTGATATTGACAAGCACTACAAATATCTGGTTTTTCACCATTTAACAATTTAAGGCGAAGTTGTGACATTTCTTCGCCATTATAAAAATCCATTAAAGAAGTGTTAGATATATTTTTATTGACCGTTTTAGAACTTGCCCAACGGCATGTATTATAATTGCCATTGGGTAATACACGTAGATGAAACCATGGACTACTGCAAAACGAGTCTTTAAACATAGATTATTTAAACAAAAAAAATGGACCATAAATTAATATGGTCCATTTTGATAGCAGTTATTTGATTATTAAGGCATTTCACCATACTGTTTTAAGTTACGAGTGTCGTTGCCTTTTTGTCTAGCTATATCTACACTGTCCATTGAACCAGCAACTAAACCACCCAACGTAGTAAGTAATAGTGGAAGAAAAAGTACTGCACCAGCAGGTACTGCTAATAAAGCAAGTAATGAATACATAGTGCCGACTGCCATAGTGATGACAAAACGACTGTTACTAGATGATCTATTTTTATATTTGGCTTCAATTTGCTTCAAGCCTTGTTCTAATTTATCTACTACTTCTTCTTTACCTTGGGCTTTCAATTGTTCTTTTGCATTTTCGATTTTTTGATTGATAGCTGGCAACTCTGCGGAAACATCACCCTTATGTGATTGGAAAAAACCCATTACTTTTGATTTTACCCAATCGGTAAGTTTATTTTCATTAAGTTGTGAAGATTCTGGTAAATCATTACGAAATGATTCTTGCAATTCTGGACTTAACTTACTGTTAAGTTCGATTGCTTCTAATTTAAGTCTTGTTAAACGAATGTCGTTGCTCATGATAAAAAATCCTTTTCTATATTTATTTTATAACAATACCAGCAACAGCTTGCATCCAACGAAGGTCAGCTTTTACGCTTTCTTCTGTCTTTTCTTTCTTGTCCTTTACTGCCTTCTTGAATGGTTCTTTTTTGTCACCATCTTTGTCAACATCAAGGAAATCTGGCTTTGCCTTTGCTTCTGCAACATTTTCGTCAGTATATTCAACATCATTACTTTTCATATAATCACGAACTGTGTCAATATAATCAGCAGCCATAGTAATCTTGTCTTGAACCCATTCAGGAAGATTTTCATTATCCTGCAGCATTGTTTCAAGCTCTTCTGCTGCATCTTTAATTGTTGATAGGCGATTTTTACCCATACGACCTTCTTGATCGTATTCTGCCTTGTCATCTGCACTTGGCTCACTGCCGCCATGCTCTGCATGCTCTTCTTCATGACTTTCGCCAGCCTCGTGTTCGTCGCTTTCTTCTTCTTGTGCGTAGATATAGTTTTCCATTAAAGGCAAACCTGCCAATTTACGCATTTCTTCAATATTCTTGTTTTTCATTGGGGTTCCCTTTGTTTTCTTGGTTTCTTCTTTATCATCAAAACGTTTGTCATCGGCATCTTCGTCTTCATGATCTGGTTCACTTGCATCACCTTCTTTTACTTGATAAGTTTTGCCATCTACTTCAAATTCTTTCTTACCACTTGCCTTTGCAGCAGCTAAAGCACCACTAAACTCATTGCCTTCATTTGGTTCTTCTGTAACAGCATCTTCTGTTCTTGCCATCTTGCTTTTAATCCAAGCCATTGCTTCTTCTTCGGTATTGAAGTGTTCAATTGGATTACTTGGATTACGCTTTAATACAACATCAACGCCACCATGTGGTGCTGCCTTATACATGTATGGCACAATATCACCCATACCGCCACTTGCCATTTTTGACAAATCATTAAGTGCACCAGCACCAGTTGAAACTACACCAAGACCGAGTGCTGCCATTATACTTTTTCTTAAAAGTTCACGACGAGTCATGTCTTCTTCATTAACATCTTCGTTATAATCCATGCTGTTAAACTGGTCATGCGTCATTACATGAAGTAGGTCACCATGTGTTCTTGCTAAATCATCAAGGTCTTGATCGTCAATTGGTGTTCCATCTGTATATTGTCCAGATACAAAATGCGCATCACTAAAATCTGGATAATCAGTTGTATCAGGAATTGTAACTTCTAATGTGTTTATATCAACTTGCTTGCCATTGATTTCAACTGGTGCAGTCATTGGACCTTCACTAACTGCATCTTCTTTTTTCATATATTTGTCTTTAATTTTGCCAAGTTCTTCTTGACTTGCACCTTCACGACCTGCTTTTGCAAGTGCTGACATACCATCTTTACCGTATTTCTTTTTACCAGTATAGTACTGTAGACCGCTTTCTGCCATAGCACTTTCACGCATACCAAGTTGTTGCATGACTTGATTTACCATGATACTGATATCGCTGGTGCCAAGTTCTTGTGCACCTTCATGACTGTATGCAACATTGCTTATAGCATCAATAACCTTGTCAAGACCATGTGCTTTTAATAGTTTGTTTGCTGCACCACTGCTCATAAGACGATGGCTAATGGCATCAGTGATATCTTCTACACTTGCACCTTGTGATTCTTCACCGATGCCCATAATTTCTTCGGCAAAGATTTCACTTTCAGTTTTTTTGCCTTTAATCTTTTCAGGCTTACGATTGATATCTTTGCGATATTGGCTTTCTAATTCTGGTTTTTGCTTGATAAGATTAAGTTCTTTAAGATACTTTTGTGCAAGCAGAATAGCTAACTTCTTATCACTTGTATATTCTTTGTCATCTGCTTTTTGTCCAAATGCTTCACCTTCGCTGCTCATAAGGTCACCCATAAGTGCGGCAAAGTTTGCAACATCATCACTATCAGGTGTTACAAGACGGTTAGCAATATCGCCAAGAATAGCAACTGCCATTGCCTTGCTATCTGTATAGTTACGGCTTGTCATCAACTTATCAAGACCAGCATCTGCTTTTAATAGCAACTTAAACTGTGGATTAAGAATCTTGTTCTTAACACTATCACTTACTTCATCGAGTTTATTGATTGTGTTTTCACGAAGTCTTTTATATGCACCCGCAGCACTTGCAAGATAATTATCAAGATTTTCATTGTATGTTTGTTGTGTAAACCATGCTTTTACTTCTGTAACATCATCAACTTGTTCACCCAAGAACTCTGCAAGTGCTTCTAAACTTTCATTAAATGAACGACTGTTATTGCTCAAGCGGTTAAGATGACGCTTAAGATTTTCTTTAACAGTTTGTGCGGCACGAATTACATTATTTGCTTCTGCTGCTTCAAATGTACGTGTGCGAGTAGCATTTGCAAAGCGTCCCAGATTACGCATTTCATTTACTGCACGTGAAATAATTTGTCCATTAGAATCATAAGGATTGCCACCACGTGACACGTGATTTGCCATTGCCTTTGCACCACTTACGCTCTTAAATGGTAATAGGAACTTTTCACCACTTTCATTCACAAGGAAAATACGATCAACCTTTAGCAAACGATTGTTTGGATTTTCCAACATGCGTTCATTATGAACAACATGAATACGAACATTGTTAAGGTTACCTTCGCTAACCTTGCCCTTACGTTGCCATAATACACGGCTTTCTTCTAATGATTCTTTCATTTTCTTTTTCTCTGGGTTGTTTTTAGCTAAAAATTCATAATCTCTGCGACTTAATACGTCTTTGGTAATATCACGGACGTCAAAATTTAACATATGTGATTTTGCATAACGACGCAATTCTTTCAAGAAACGATACCAATAATCTTTATCTTCTGGTAACATACGGTCAGTGATAGATGTATCAAAGAATACTTTCATACTGTTGCCATCAATAAGACTGCATGTGATTTCACCATAATCACGATTGCTTTGTTTATCTACATAACGAAAGTTAAAAAAACGTGCGGCTTCTGGATCAATGGTTGTTACGCCATTTTCATCACCTAGTCTAATTTTTGGAAATCTATTTCTTAATTTAAAAAACAGATCATTGCTTGCATTACTTAAGTCAGCCATAAGATTATTTATCGCTTTATAACATAACAAACGGCATTGGTGGAATGATATCTGCAGCTTCCATAGCCAGTCCATCACTGATTCTACTGTCATACATTCTTAAGTGTAGAATCATACGAACTGCTAGTAATGTTGCCATAACAAGGTCATCAGTTTCACCAATCTTTGCTTGATAACTAACACCATGTGCAACAAATGTTTTTAGTTCGCTTATTAAAATCTTACTTGCAATTTTAATTTTACTTGTTTCTACCCATAATTTAAACTTACTGCAAGCCGCAATTTTACTTTTTGGTGTGGTATTGAATCCTTTACGATGTCTACGTCCACCGCCACCTGGTTCACTTAAGAAACTACCAGGTATATTTTCTTCACCAATATCTGCAACTGCATGTAATGCTGCTTCACCGATACTGTTGTTTTCTACGCTATAATAGATATTACCAGCATCATTTGTAACTTCTTTAATATATTTGCAAATTTCTGCCATGATAGCAACTTGCTTTTGTATAATAGTTAAGTTATGTTGCCATTCTGCTACTTGACGCATAGTCGTTGCATCAAATACTTCAATGGCTGCAGGATCACCACCAGTTCCAAGACTTGGGTCAAGAGCAACAATATAGATATGATCACGTTGCGGTTTTTCATACCAACGAATTTGACCTTGTTTTTCAATTGGTTCAACGCCATTTAAATCTACTAATATACCAGGCGCAATTAATGTTTCGTCATAGATAACAAACTCACAGTTGTGTTCACGACGAAAACGATCTACTCCTACACTGCTCATTTCACGTTCTGCCCAATCACGATCACGTTCTGGATGGCGATCCCAAGTAGCAAGATATGGACTAAATCCGTTGCGACCTACGGGTGTTTCATTGCCGTGAGAATCAAATCGTTTGTTTGCTTCTTTCCAAATATCAGCAAACTGGTCTTCATCGCTATTTGGAGTAGATGTAATAATTGCTTTACCACCAGTTGACAACGTAGGACTAATAGATGTCCAAAATTCTTTAGCAATAGTAGGACGAACGAACGCCAACTCGTCACAGTAAAGTAATGAAATACTCATACCACGACCAGTTGTTTCCGTGGTTGTTGCACTTACAATTCGTGATCCATTATCAAAACCAAGTGAACCTTTATTATAATCAACAACGCCTGCACGAATATGGTCTGGGCAGTTTTCATAAGCATAACGAATACGCTGCATTATATCTTGTGCTCCAGTATATTTGTTACTTGCGACAAGAATTGTGCTATCAGGAATAAACATTGCATACCATAACAAATAGCCCGCCGCAAGTGTAGATTTGCCCATTTGACGACCTAACATGTTGATGCTAAAACGATTTTCATGATAATTTTTAAGTAGTTCTTCTTGGTAATCAAAAGGTGTAAATTTTAATCTACCACGAGTAGGATGCTGAATATAAAAGAAATTGCGTAAGAAGTATTCTGGTCCACTATCAGGATCGGCACATAAGCTAAACTCAATGAGTTGTTGCTGTGTAACTTGCATACGTATATGCGGTTTTCTTATAAGTGTATTTTCAACTGGTTTTGCCATGAAAATATTTATTGACATATTTCATATATGTAGTATTATTAAATTGTCATAAACACAAAGTAAATAAGTTATATGTCAGACACACTGATTCTAAACGCAAATTATCAACCACTATCTTGGCTACCGTTAAGCGTTATACCATGGCAGCAAAGCGTAAAGCTGCATTTTATGGTACGTATTTCGGTTCTTGAATATTATGATGACTGGGAAATTCATAGTCCTTCACTGACTATGAATGTGCCTGCGCTTGCCATAACTAAAGATTATCATAGTTTCAGTAAGGGTATTCGTTTTAGCCGCCAGAATCTGTATATTCGTGACTTGTTTCAATGTCAGTATTGTGGGGAAACATTTGAACCACATGACCTAAACATTGACCATGTTATTCCATTAAGCAAGGGTGGCAAGACCAATTGGGAAAACTGTGCTACATCATGTAAGAAATGCAATCATAATAAAGGTAATAAGTTGATTAAGCCAATTCGTGAGCCATTTAGACCAGATTACTGGACACTAACTGCTCGTCGTAAACAGTTTAATTATAACATTAAACATAAGAGTTGGTTAGATTACGTTGGTTAGCGACTTGATGGACGTTTTGTTGGTTTAAATTTAGCAACTGGACTTACACGATTTACTGCTTCGTTTTCGTCTTTGTGAGTATATGGACTTATACTTTTTGGTGGCATACCAGTTCCTTTACTTGCTGCCAACATTGTTTCCATACTTCCTTGATCATAAGGCATAACAATCAGCTTATCGGCTAAATTAGTTTGGTCATCAAAAGCGTCTGGTTGTGGGTCAGGCGCACGTGCCATCATAATACCATAGCGATACATTTGATAATAGTTAGCACTGGCACCTGGAATTATAAAAGCACCAGCCATAGAACGTTGCTCGTATTCTGCGTGTTCGCCTGCACGACCTTGCTCATGCTCATCTGCTATTTGTTCGGAAATAAATTCACGTGCTCTCATTATATCTATTTAACAAAATTTCTGTGCATTGTTCTTTAACAAAATCATCAAATTTAAAATTCATAAGATGATTAAAATTGTGTTCAACTATAGGTTTAACTTTTTCTAAAACTTCTTCTTGAGGTAAGTTTAATAACTGTTCTACGCATTTCCATGCTTTTTCAAATCGTATTTCATTATTTTCTTCTAAATCATACGATTCATCTATTATTCCATCAAATGTTTTGAATCCTAATTCTTGTAATGAACGTAAAAAGTATTGTCCGCTAAATGTAATAAAGAAACGTTTTGCTAAAATTGGTTTAGCGGTTTTCTCTGTTGGAAAACTTACTCCATTCTTATAACCTGTTTCGGTTACTATCGTATAAGCAGATTTATTGTATACTCCAAAAGGAATTACGTGTGCAATCCATACGGGTTTATCATAATAAGTTATAGGATTGCTACTCATTAGTTTTGAGTGTATTTTTTTATTGTTAGTATATTCACCGTAATCTACATCATCATCTTTTAACCAAGATTCACTGGTAATATCATTAAGGTAACTTGTTATAATTTTATCTTGTAAATTATTCTCGGTAATTTTTTTATACACAAAATCTCTATGAAATCTCTGTGAACCTAACAGTGCATCAAATGTAAAAGGTTTTGTAGAGGATGGATTAAGTTCATCTAATTTAAATTGCAAATCTTTATAAATCCTAACACATTGTTCTAACCAACTTAAATTAGTAACAGATTTAAAATTAAATCTCTCATCAGTTATTACTCCACCAGTAATAACAAATATTTTTGGATTTCCTAAAACTCGTGAGTATATATTTTTATCACCGCAAGTATTAAATTGGTAATCATGCAATTCTTCATTCCAAATCAGCAATAAATCACAATTATTTGCCAAATCATTGTATTCAATGATTCTTTGATTTATATTATGATCTATATTACTATAAAAAATACTCTCACGTTTTATAAGGATTCTAAAAGATTTTGAGTTGACAAATCTTTCCCAATCGTAACATTGTTCATAATCAAAGGTAAAAATCTTATTGAAAAAATCTAAACCATAAACAATTACATCTAAATTCATTTTTTCTTTGGTGGTTTTTCATGCGTTAAAAATGGTCTTGCAAACCATAATTTAAACCAATCTTCTGTACCTGGTTTTATTTTTTCACGCTTTTCACGATTGTGCAGATGAGTCCCATGCTTACTTGTAGCATATCCTAAACTCTTATCATCAGCAAATTCTTCGTATCTCATTTTCTTTTAGATTTACCACTGTTATGTAAAACTGGACTTATTGGATTTACATAATCAGGTTCACTGCTTTCTTCTGGAGTCAATTGTAATTTTGGGGTGCCAAAATATGATGCTGCAGCATTAAGAATTTCTTCCTCTGCTGATGTATAACTGATTGTTACCATCTTAAGTCCTGTTGGACTTGCTTTTGCCATTTTCTTTTCAGGCATACCAGCGAGAGCAACACCAAAACGATATGCCATATAACCACTGCTGTTATCTAATTCAGGGTAAACATGTGCATTAGGAATAGTTGTTAATGCCTGTTGAGACATTCCTTTACTACCTGCATAATCTTTTGCTTCGCTTACAAATTCACTTGCTCTCATTTCTTTCTCTTACCGCTATTGTGAGGAACAGGACTTACTTTATTATTAGAAGATGGTTCTTTACCATTTTCAGTTGTAATCCAACTTGCTTTTTTTCCCATGCTTTTTACAGTAGCACTTAGCATATCTTCTTCTGCTTGAGTGTAAGCTGTCATAACTGGATGATCACGAAAGTGTTCATGTTCATGATGAGAATCAATATGTGGGTGACCAGCAACTTTAATCATGAAACGATAATAATCATAACCTGGGTCTAAATCATGAACGACCATGCTTGGTTGCATAGTACTGGTATGTTCTGGATTTGTTTTACCCTTGGCTTCTGCCACAAACTCTGCTGCTCTCATAAAGATATTTATGAGAAAATTACTTCCTTACAGGAAGTATCCAATAATTTGCAGTCTCACTTGTTTTACTGCAATCAATGCCTTCAAGAAATAAACGACTTCGATTTGCATCTGTCTTTTTAAATGAACACTCGAATGTAACACGTGCTTCAGTTGCACTTGGATTACGTGCAATAACAGTGACTTCACTTTCTGGAAGTTGGTCTGTTTCTACAAGGCTCGCACTTGCGTGACGCAATTTATAACCTTGTTCTTTCATTGTTTCACTAATTTTATTTGCAGGCGCAATGTTACGAACAAAATCTGGAGTAATACCAGCAGCTTCCATTGGAGGCTGATGTAAAAATTTCTTTTGAATCTTTTGACCTTCACGCTCAAATGTAAGAACAAATTCTGCCATCATTTGTGCTGCACCTTCACTTAACAGATCGTGACGATCAAGCATATTCCATGCGTTATTATCTAAAGCAACAGTTACACTGTTATCAGTGTGCTCAACAACACTAGCTCTTACACTCTTTAAGCTGTCAATTTCAATATTAATAATATCGCCAGTTACTGGTGCATTATTTGATCTTTCTACTGCTGTTAGATAATCACGAAAATTCATTGTAATTCCTTAATCAAAACTTACCGCAACATGCGTTGGATTGTCGCCGCCTGCAACCTTTGGATAGGTTCCTTTTGGACGATGAATACCTGTGCCACTTGGAACAGCAGCCTTAATGTCCTTAACAATTTCATGTGGGCTATTTGTATATGGGCGATTTGTAGTGTCATCCATCGTAATACTTGTATTATCATCCATTGGATTCATTGGTGGTTCTATTGATGGTTGCCCGATAGTTGCAATCGCAGTTGTTGGTGATGTTGTAGCTACTGGTGCTGCCATACCCATAGCTGGTGCAACGGGTTCATTTGCAGTCATTGTCATATTTGTTTCTGCGTTAATCATGCCAGCGAGTTTTAAAATTTGTCCAAGAACTGCATCTTCACCAGTTAAATCAACTTTTACAGCTTCTGCAACTGGAATACCATTTAACTTTGACACACTGTTAATAGCACGACCAACTTCTTCTGGACTACGATTACTGATTTCGCTTAATCTTGCCAAAACATCAAACATCTGTGCGCTATTTGCTCCACGTGATACAGTAACACCTTCTTTTACTGCACCAGTGTGTGGTGTTAACTTGTTTGCATTATCAATTGCACGACCAATATCTTCGGGGCTGCGATGTGAGATTTGTTCAAGTCTCTTTAATACGTCAATCATTTCCATAATTATGCTCTCCCCGTTCTTGGGCGTTCTGGTATTTTATTTTGTTTTGTTCCAACAGGACTTGTGTTGGATTGTGGATAATCATTTGAAGTTTTGCCTACTTCTGGCTTTACTGCAAACTGATGCTCGATTGTTCTTACTTTGAGTGCATTTGCAAGATCAGCAAGCAACTGTGGTGCTTTTTGTTCAGGAAATGGTGTATCAAGAATAGCACGACCTTCTGCTTCTGGTGCAATAGGTGCTGCAAGAACTTCTTGGTTTGGTGTTATTACCATAATACGACTTAATGAAACGCCTGTTGCTTCGTGTATAGCAGCTTGCATTTCTTGTGGCGTAGCTGGATAGTTTATTACCATATCAATGATATAAAGTTCGGTTGCCTTTAAATGGCCAAATCCCGTATGGTCTTCACTTACTGGTAAACGTTTTGGTTCGCTTATAGCTTCAAGATTCCAACGAGCAAGACTCTTTTGAAGTTTTTCCATCTGATCTTTTGTTGGTTCCATTGCCATCTTGACACGGAAGCCATACTTCTTTTCATGATCTAACAAATACTGAATATAGGTTTTCATTTCCTAATACCTTTTAGATATTTATTGTTTTCTGAAGGTTTTTAGAAGTTCGTTTCTATCAAAAACTTGAGCTTCAATAGTTTCTGGTTCTTCACCACTATTTTTACCCATATCAAACTTTAACTTTTGTGCTTTGAGAGCAAGTTCAGTTTGTTTTAACTTCTTTTGGACTTTACCAAGTTTAGCTGTGACCGCAGTTGCTAACATTTTAGCACTTGCTTCAAATATTGGTGCACTGAATCTGGCTTCTACATTCATTCCAAGACTTTGTAAATTTTCAAAACTTTCAACTGCTTTATCTACCAGTTCATCTAGTTCTTTATCCATGGCATCTTCTGGTTGCTCTGGAATAGCACTTTCAAGTTGATGTGCAGTTTCAATCGCTTCTGCAACTTCTTTACTTGGTGCTGGCGGTAAATCAAAGAGTTCTTCAAGTTTTTGAGTCATACTATAATTTATCTCTTTGCTTTTTTAGTATTAGTAAACATATCATGTTCAGTTACAACTCTAAAACTTATTCCATTACGTTTACAAAATTCTTTAGCTGCTTCCCATTTTGCTTGATTAACAACAGCTTGTATTTGGTTCTTTACGCTACGACCAGCGGCTTCTAATGTAGTTTCTTTATGAGGTTTAATTTCAACTAATTCACCTTTGCGGTTACCACTAGCATCTTCATAAATTATAAAAAAATCAGGGACATAACTCTTTACCTTTTGGGCAATAGGATTTTCATATTTAATGCTTATACTTTCACTTGCCCATTGTTTTACACTTGGATGAGTATCTAGAAAATTCATGAACCGCAATTCCCAACTACTGCGATATTTTATATTGCCTTTGCCAATATACTTTTCGGGGTGTGTAGGAGTAAAAAAACCTTGACTAAATTTCATGGTAGAATATTTCTTGCTACACTTGGTGCTGTTGTTATATTTTTATTATAACCAAGTTTACTTGTTGCACCTTTTGCATTGTTAAAAAAACTTACAAGCAAAGTTTTAGTATTATTGCTTGTAGGACTCGATTGAAATTGTTTGATAATATCAAGAGGTTCTAATTTGTTATTATAACTTAATGTAATTACACTTTGTGCCAATGAACTTGCTGCATCAACACTTTGAGTTAATGTATAAAAATATCCAAATACCTGACCCCATAAGGCTTCACTTATTTGAATGGGTTGACTAAAATATCCATTGAAAAATACTTGAGTATCTGTTTGTTGTGTATCAGGTATATTTGCCATAAAATTATTTATTGATTTGTGTTCGTCGTTAATTTGTTATTTTGAATATAATTTTTTGCAAGTGGAACTAAATTAAAACCAGGTGGAACATTTAATTTAGAAATATGTGTGCTCGCTAGTGTAATATCACTTTGCGTATACCCTTGAAGTTTTAGTGTTTGAATCCAATCGTCACTGTTATAAATGGCACTTGGCGGGCTTGTAGGATCAGCAAAACTTATACTGCTTGGAACACTATTTGGTTGACCATAATTTAAAGAACCAATACTAGCAACACTTTGTGGATTATCAATATATTGCTGTGCTATCACTGCTTTTGCGGTTTCTGTGCTGCTAAATCCACCATAACTTGCCAATGTTGCAGTAGGAACAGTAGCAATAAAATTAGATGCATTATTGACTTGTTCGGCACTATACCCTTGATTCCAAAGCGTAGTTTGCCAACTATTTGTTTGAAATGGGTTTGTTGGAGCAGAACTGCTTGTGTTATCAATACTTTGTGTGTTAGTGTCAATATCACTTGGTCTTGGTGGCGGCAGTGGAACTGCTGTTGCTATAGGTTTTGCATTTGTATCAGCTAATGGAAATTCCGTATTTGCATTAGTTTGATTTAAATCATTATTTTGAATGATAGTGTTTATTTCTTCTGGACTAAATCCTTGATTTGCAGTTTGATTTAAATAGTTTCCTTGGTCAACAAAACCAAATGATCCACGTTCTTGCTGATAATATTGACCACGATTTACAAATTGATTACCTTGTTGTTCTAATTGACCAGTTACTGGGTTTATAAAATTATTTCTACCAAAAGCACCACTTAATGGACTTAAAGAATTATCATAATAAGCACTTTCAT